TAGATGAGCGGGAAGACCACCGTACCGCAGGTGTCCGTATAACCGAAACAGCCGTCCGTATAAAAACGGCCCATACGGGGATTGCTACCCTCTCCGCCCCGGTGTACGAGAATACGTCCGTCATGCACTGCACCCACATAATCGTATTTCGTTTTCCAATCTTTTTTAGCGGCTGCACGGCGTTGTGCCGACACCCCGGCCGGAAACAGGGAAAGAAGCAGTACAACTATAAAGTATCGCTTTATCATAATCCAGTTATCTTTTTGATTTCATTTAATTTATTAAGCGCCTCGATCGGAGTGAGAGCATTGATGTCCAACCCCTTGATCTGATCTCGGATCTGCACCAGCACTGGATCGTCGAGTTGGAACATCGAAAGCTGCATACCCCGCGTCTGATCCCCCGCTTCCGCCGCCTCGCGAACTCCGGGGAGCGCTTTTCGGTCGCGGCGTCGAGGACTCTTGCTGGGCACGATCTCGTTGTTGCCATATACCAGCTCCAGATTCTTCAGGATCTCTTCGGCGCGGGCTACGACCGAGGCCGGCATTCCGGCCATCCGGGCAACGTGAATACCGAACGAATGCTCCGTTCCGCCCCGCTCCAGCTTGCGCAGGAAGACGATCGTCTTATCCACCTCCTTGACGCTCACATGGTAGTTCTTCACGCGCGGGCACATCTGCTCCATCTCGTTGAGTTCGTGGTAGTGGGTCGCGAAAAGCGTCTTGGCACGGGCCGTCGGATGGTTGTGCAGGTATTCGACCATCGCCCAGGCGATCGAAATACCGTCGTAGGTGCTCGTACCGCGTCCGATTTCGTCCAACAGGACGATGCTGCGGTCGGAAACATTGTTCAGGATGCTGGCCGACTCGAGCATCTCGACCATGAAGGTCGATTCGCCCTGCGAAATGTTGTCGGAAGCCCCGACTCGGGTGAAAATCTTGTCCACCACGCCGATATGAGCCGCTTTCGCCGGGACGAACGACCCCATCTGGGCCATCAGGATAATGAGGGCCGTCTGCCGCAGCAAAGCCGACTTACCCGACATGTTGGGACCCGTAATCATCACGATCTGCTGCTCCTTATCGTCCAGCAGCAAGTCGTTGGGGATATACTCCTCTCCCACCGGCATCAGGGTTTCGATCACCGGATGCCGTCCCTGGCGGATTTCGATGCGCGTGCCGTCGTCGAGCGTCGGACGGACGTAGTTGCGCTCCCGAGCGATACGGGCGAAAGATTGCAGGCAGTCGATACGCGCCACGACGGCGGCATCCCGCTGCAAAGCTCCCAGGGAATGCGTAATGAACCCGATCAACTCGGCGTAAATCCGCTGTTCGATCAACAGCATCTTCTCCTCGGCACCGAGAATTTTTTCTTCATACTCTTTCAGCTCTTCGGTGATATACCGCTCGGCGTTGGCCAGCGTCTGCTTGCGGATCCACGACTCGGGAACCTTGTCCTTGTGCGTGTTGCGGACTTCGATATAATAACCGAAGACATTGTTGTAGCTTATTTTCAACGGAATTCCCGTCGCCTCGCTCTCCCGCTGCTGAATACGGTTCAGGAAATCCTTGCCATGCAGAGCGATGCGGCGCAGATCGTCCAGTTCGGCGTCCACGCCGTCGGCGATAATGCCGCCCCGCTGAATTTGATTGTTCTGCGGGTCGGGGTAAACCTCGCGGGCAATACGCTCCCGAACCTCCGCCAGCAGATCGATCTGTTCGGCCAACGCGTGAAGACGCTCGTCGTCGGTCGATTCCAACAAGGCTTTGAGGAGTTCGATCGCCGAAAGCGAATTTTTAAGCTGTACGATTTCGCGGGGGGTTACCCGAGCCGCCGCTATGCGCGAAGCGATGCGCTCCAGGTCGCCGACCTGCGAAATCTGCTCGGCGACGCTTTCGGCCAAATCGGGCTCGTCGTAAAACCGCTGCACGACATCCAGACGTTCGTTGATGCGATCAATCTCCTTGATCGGCAAGGCGATCCACCGCTTGAGCAGACGCCCGCCCATCGGCGTGAGGGTGCGATCGACCACGTCTGCGAACGCGCACTTCTCGCGCGAACCGTTCGAAGAGAAGAGCTCCAGGTTGCGGATCGTGAATTTATCGACCCAAACGTAATCCTCCTGGTCGATACGCGAAATGGACGAAATATGGGCCGTATTCTTATGTTCGGTAAATTCGAGGTAGTAGAGAATGGCCCCTGCCGCCGAAATGCCGCTGCTGAACTGTTCGATACCAAAGCCCTTGAGCGACTGAGTGCCGAACTGCTTGCAGAGCTTGTCCCGGTTGACCGACTCCGAAAAGACCCACTCATCGAGCCGATAGGTATAGTGCCGACTGCCGAACGCATCGGAGAAGCGGTCTTCGTATCCGCGCTGGTAGATGATTTCCTTCGGCGCCAGGTTGGAAATGAGTTTGTCGATGTAAGCATCGCTGCCCTCGGCGGCATAAAATTCGCCGGTTGAAATATCGAGAAAAGCCACGCCGGTATTTTTCCGGCCGAAATAGACCGCCGCCAGATAGGTATTTTCCTTGTTGGCCAAAATATTATCTCCCAGCACCACGCCCGGCGTAACCAGCTCGATGACGCCCCGCTTGACCAGCCCTTTGACCTGTTTGGGATCCTCGAGCTGTTCGCAGATCGCCACGCGTTCGCCCGCTCGGACCAGCTTGGGTAGGTAGGTGTCGATCGCATGATAGGGAAACCCTGCCAGCTCGACGAATGTCGCGGCTCCGTTGGCACGTCGCGTCAGGGTGATGCCCAGAATTCCGCTGGCCTTGATCGCATCATCGCCGAAAGTTTCGTAAAAATCGCCGACACGAAACAGGAGAATCGCATCGGGATGCACCGCTTTGACCGCATAATATTGCTTCATCAGCGGAGTTTCAACATATTTTTTTTCTATTGCCATTACCTTTCAAGATAAAGTCGGAAACATCGGAGTAAACCCTAAAAATCCGGCGGCGGACGACTTCGCTCATGCCGGTCCACAGGATTGCTCCACGTCCTGCAAATATACGAAGAACTCGTGTAAAAACGAAGGAATCGGATAGATTAAGATAAGTGACTGACACTAAAGAAAGTCAAGCAGTATATCTCTCTGTCTGCCCAACTCATTAAAAAGTAGGATTGTGAGAGATTAAGAAGGGTGATTGCTACTTATCCGTTGCCTTTTTCGGCTCGAAAAAATTTGCTAAAACACCCTGTCGAACCGCTTGTGTTACGGCAAAGAACGCTTGTATCTTTGGTATTCGCACTGTAAAGATAACCGTTTTTTTTCGATTATCGGGAAAATACAGCCGCGTTTATTCGATCCGGGGTTCTGTTTCGCTGTTCTGCTATATTTTTCATGGTTTCAAATAGCTCTATATCAACTAATTTTGCAATTAGATAATAGAGTTATGGAACAAATGGATGTAAGGGTCTCGTTCTACCTTAAAAAGAGCGAAACGAATGCCGATGGTTGTTGTCCTGTCATGGCACGGCTGACCGTCGGCAACCATTCCGAGGCGGCTTTCAGTGCCAAGATGTCGTGGGCGTCAGGCCGCGCCACGGGAAAGAGTGCCGCTACGCGGGAAATCAATCGGCAATTGGACGAACTGCGTGCCTCGGCGCTGGCCATCTACAAGGAACAGTCTGCGATACGGGAGGACGTGACCGCCGAAGAGGTACGGGATCTGCTGCTGGGCAAGGCTTCCGGACAAACAACCCTGCTCAATTATTTTCAAACGTTTATCGAACATTTCGAGAAACGCGTGGGTGTAAACCGCGAGAAAGACACGCTCAGATCCTATCGCTACGCCCGCAACTGCATCTCCGCTTTTCTGCAAACACAGTATAAACTTTCGGATATTCCCTTTACTGCCCTCGACCGGTCGTTCATCGACAGGTACGACCTCTACCTGCGGACGGAACGCCGCATCGCGCCGGGAACTATCGTCCTGCTGACCTCAAAACTGAACACGATCGTCGGCGAGGCGGTGTCGGAGGGTATCATCACGGCCGACCCGTTCGCCGGGTACGAACCGAAACGCCCCGAAAGAGTGCAGAAATACCTCACTGCCGACGAATTGCATCGGCTGATGACCACGCCGCTTCATCACCCGACGCTCTACCAAGCCCGCGACCTGTTCCTATTCTCGTGTTATACGGGCATTCCTTACGGGGATATGTGCCGCCTGAGCGAAGATGATCTGGAAATTGCCGAGGACGGCGAGGTGTGGATCAAAACCACGCGCAAGAAGACGAAGATCGACTACGAACTGCCGCTGCTCGATATTCCCCTCCATATTCTCGACAAATACAGGGGTATCGCACCGGAGGGAAAATTACTTCCTATGTACGGCAACAATACACTCAACCGGGCTCTGAAACGTATCGCCTCGATCTGCGGTATCGAAAAGCGGCTCGTTTTCCACTGCGGACGGCATACCTACGCCACCGAAATCACGCTTTCGCAGGGCGTTCCGCTGGAAACGGTCAGTAAGATGTTGGGCCACACACGTATCGACACGACACAGATTTATGCCAAAGTAACCGATGACAAAATCGGCGCGGATACGCAAAACCTCGACAAGAAGCTCGCCGAGCGGTTTTCGATAGTTCTGTAATCACTTATTTCAAATCTGAATCATCATGGAAACGAACAATAAGGAGATAAAACGCCGCAGTACGTTCGCCGTACTGTTCTATATCAATCGAACTAAAGTCCGCAAGGACGGTACCTGCCAGCTCTTGTGCAAAGTCAGCATCGACGCCGAATCGGCTCATATAGGTATCAAATCCGCCATCGAACCGTCGCTGTGGAATCCGGAGACAGGACGCGCGGACGGCCGGAGTGCCAACGCCCGCAAAGTAAACCGGGCCATCGACCTGCTGACCGAACAGATCGAGGCCCACTATCGGAGAATTCGCAACAACCTCGGCTTCGTCACGGCAGAACTGGTAAAGAACGCCGTAAAAGGCGTAGGCCAAAAGCCGCTCACGCTGCTGGCCCTGTTCCGGGAACACAATGCAGAGTTTTACAAACGGGTCGGCGTAGATCGGATGAAAGAGACCTATGCCAGCTACGAGAACTCCTACAACCACTTGGCTGCGTTCGTACAACAGAAATACGGGCAGGAAGACGTTACGCTCCGAAGTCTCGACAAAACGTTCTACGATGACTTCGACCTCTTTCTGAGAACGGAGTGCAATATGATGCAAAAGACGGTACACGAACACCTGTACCGCCTGAAGAAAATGACCAAACGGGCTGTCAGCCAAGGTACGCTCCGCCGCGACCCTTACGGTAAGCTGCACCCGGAGTTACCCGAACGCAAGAGCCGCCACCTCAAACTCGAAGATCTCAAAAAGCTGATGGAAACGCCCATCGATAAACCCAATCTTCAAAAGGTGCGGGACTGGTTCCTCTTCTCCACCTTCACGGGCCTGTCCTACTCCGACCTGACCCGGCTCTCGGATAAGGACATCACGCAGGCCGCCGACGGAACGTGGTGGCTTCATATACGGCGCAAAAAAACAGATACCCCCTCGGCAGTCCGGTTGCTGGAGGTTCCGTTGCGGATCATCGAGAAATACCGGTCTGAACGTCAGAGCGACAAGGTTTTCAACCTTTACAGCCGGAAGCATCTTATCATACTTACGCGAAAACTGGGACAAGCATACGGTTTCGATATGACCTTCCATGTGGCCCGGCATAATTTCGGGACGCATATTACCCTCTCGATGGGCGTGCCTATCGAAACCGTGAGCCGTATGATGGGACACAAGAGCATCACCACGACTCAGATTTACGCCAAAGTGACCGACAAAAAGGTGGGTGAAGATATGAAAGGGCTTAAAACGAGAACGAAAGGCCGGAAAATAGTCTTATGCGAAGAGGATGTGAGCGTTATGAAAAAGAAACGGGCACAGTCCGACAAAGAAAAAGCAGCGTTCGCTTGACAGAAAAGAAAAATATTCGTATAATTATCCAACTAATATCCAAACAATATGGCAACGACAGGAGAAAGAGCGACAGGAACGATAACGATCGAGTACAATACCGTAACCGTAACCCCCGGTGCTGACGGCGATGTGTGGCTGACCCCATCCGAGATTGCCCGGATGTTCGAGGTGTTCGTATCTGCGGTCACGAGCAATATCCGGGCGATTTACAAACACGGCGCACTGCGTATGTCGGAAACCTCGAATCTTCCGACGGCCCATGCTGAACTGTATAATTTGGAAATGATCTCGGCGTTGGCCTTTCGGGTGGACACGCCCCAGAGCGCGGCGTTCCGGCGGTGGCTGATCCGCCGCCCCCATTCCCGGATGGTCGTGCTGAAGGTCTCGCAGGTAGAACGGACGGTAGTGAACTGATCTCGGAAAGAAAAAATCCGTCTAACAAGTCCGATTCTAACGTTTTCGCCCCTGTCGGAATTCATCCTGACAGAGGCGATTTTCAATTTCGGGAATTTGTCAGACAGCCCTTCTTCTCGTTCCGGTGTTACAGCAACGCCTTATCATCCTTTCCGTTATACGAATCCCGGAGCAACTTTTCGATCTCCGACTCCCGGTACAGCACTTTCCCGCATATCATGTAATAAGGGAGTTTTCCCGAGCTGCGGTATTCCTGCAACGTCCGGCGGTGGACTTTCAGCCGCTCCGAAATTTCCTTGTCCGTCAGGTACGACTCTCCGCCCAGAATCAGGCGATGGTTCGTACCGAATTTTTCCAGACCCTTTTCGATACGCTTTATCAGGTCGAACACTTCGGCCTCGCTACTGTCCGAACCCTGCACAATATTATTTCTCATAGCTTATTCCTCCGTTTACTTTTTCGATTGTTTCAACAATGCCTCTACGTCTTGCGGCTTATAGTAGATTTTATGTCCGACTTGCGTGTAAGGAATGATCCTTTTTTCACGATATGCCTGAAGCGTCCTTTTAGCGATGCTCAGCATTTCGCAGACCTCCTCATTGTCGAGCCAATGGCCCAAGCGTTTTTGTTGTTTTTCATTCAGAGCCTCGATCCTTCCGGCCAGCGCTTCGAGTTTGGCCACCATAGAGTCATAGACCCGTTTTTCGATCATTATCATCTCCATAATTACAATGTTTAGCTTTCCCGGAACCCAAAAATACTTTATGGAATACACGTCCGAGCCTTTTGCCGACGCGGATGTAAGGGTTGGCATCGCTATATGCCACGGTTGGCGTCGCCGCTTTGAATTTGTAAAAGCGGGGAAATATGCGAAATTTTTGAGTACCTGAACGACGGGGAACCGTTTTTGAACAAGAATAACACTATGCACTATGATTACCAATTTCAGTTTCGGAGTACCCTGCGAGACAGCAGATGCCGACTATCCGATGCCGCTCGGGGACTATTTCGACATCGAGAAGGATATGATGCAGGTCGGCGGCGAGTTCCTTTTAGTCCGGGACGAGGAGAGTAACTTTTACTTTCTCTGCACCGACGACTGCGACATCGAAATATTATGCCGTGCTTATGATTGGTATATCGTATCGTCCGGCCGTTTCAACGGCCGTTTGCGGATCGGCATGGGGCTGGCCGGAGAGGATGCTTACGGCAGCGAGATGTTCCGGGTCGAGGACGAGCAGACCCTTCGGCTGTGGCACGACATTCTGAAATTCACCTTTAAGGGCGATTTCATCCGCAACTATTATCCCATGACCAACCGGTTCCGGGGTAAATTGCGCGTGGACGGGGCGTTATGTTTCTATATCCACGACTATTATCCCGTGTCGCATAAGTTGAAACTCACGAGCGAACAGAAGAAAGTCACTAACCTCGTATTCCGCTTCAAAGAGGGAGCCTGCGCGTCGCTGGCTACCAAACTCTTCCCGCTGGCTATTTCACGGATGGAGTTTTTCAATGACTTGGCCGATCCGATCCTGCTACCTCTTCCGGCGTTTACGAAAGAGAGGTACCGGCAGCGTTTCGAGTCTTTTTGCGGGGAACTTTCCCGCCGGCTGATAATAGACAACGGTTTTCCTGCCGTCCGGATCGAGTACGACAGGGAACAACAAAAAGGCACGCAACAAAGGGATATGTCAGGCATAGTCTTCGATCCGGATTACATCGAGGGGCGCGACGTTTTGCTAATCGACGATATTCTGACTACCGGTATGAGCTTTACGCTCATAAAACGCGAATTTGAAAAATTGGGCGCCAATTCCGTAATCGGTATCTTCCTTGCAAAAACCGTATAGACTAACTCCTGCCGGAGCGTCTGTCGCTCCTGCGGCACGCAAGCCCGTATCCTGATCTGAGGATACGGGCTTTTTCGTGTCTGGTGTGCGGGCGAAGGGCTGATCCGTTACGCCCTTCGCCACAGTTATTTTCCGCACTTTTCATAACCTTTCTCCTCATTTATAAGCCGCCTTCACGAACCCGGTGTGGATGGTATCTGGTTTCAGAAGCAAAGGTATCTACGGGCTGCACGCCCCTGCAAGATCAAGCCGCCGGGCGGTTTTGCGAGAAATCTTCCTCTTTCCCTTCGGGCGAGCGTATTTCCCGCAAAAATCTTGACATGGGCTAAGCCCTTCTTTTTCATGCTCCTGAAACCAGATACCATCCACACCGGCTCCGCTACGGCATAAAAAAAAAGTCGAAAGGTTATGAAAAGCACAGAAAATAAGAACAGGAAACCGAAAACCTCCAACCTTCCACTCAGCATGGGTGCGGGTTTGCGGGCAGGGCTGAAAATCGGGGCTGTCGCGCTGGGTTTTCATCTCTTCGGGAGCGGCTTTATTTGGGTCGTTTTGGCCTTTGTGTTCTGCTATGACATCCTGCGGGGTATTCTCTCCTGTCTTTTATCTCTCGTCGTTCTGATCGGCTTTTTCTCCTTTCTCTTTTCCCAAATCTTCTAAAATCCTAAAAATCATGGCAAAGTATTATTCTCTTTTCGGCGGGACGACCACCGACACCGAAATCCAAGTCGCAAAGGAAAACCAAATCGTCATCCATGAAGGCCCCGGCGCCTTTACTATCCGGTATGTAATCTACAAAGTCGAACACGACGCAGACGGATATATGTATCACATGATAAACACCGACACGAAAGAAATCCACCGTACCGACATCCTCCGGCCATACTCGCAGAAATTCGGTATCGGCATGTACTACACCGACACGCCCCCGGAATTTATGGACGCTTTCGAGGTCGCCGCCCTTGTTGCCGAAGCCGAGCAAAAAGCAAAAGAGGATACCGAAGCAAAAGTCCGGGCAAAGGACGAACACGACCGGATTGCGGCAATCGGTGCGGAGCGGTTGCGCCGGATTATGCCCGACAACGTGCAGGGGGTCATCGTGGCCGAACTCAACGAAACGGAATACACCGACCCCTCCTACGAATGCAGGGAAACGACCAGCGTCCGCACCGTGATACTCGGCTTTTCGACCACGCCCCGCAACGGCTTCGGGGAACTGCGTAAAGCCGCCCGAAATCTGCCCGAAACGGCGTATTTGGCCGAATATAACAAGGACTACGAACACCGTTCCCCCGGTTTCACGCTCGGCAGAAGCCCTTATTCGGGGTGGAGCATCCACAAAATGACCCACTACACCCGCGAGGGATTTATCGAACGGTTGGCCTATATAGCCGGAGACGAGAATAATATCCGGCTGACCAGTCCCAGTCCGGAGCGCACGCAGGAGGCCGGCCCGATAACCGTGCAGGGCGATTTTATCCTCACGAACTACTCCGAAAAGGCCGTCGCCCTGTTCGGCGATACGAAGCCCATAAAGGACGCATTATCCGACCTCGGCGGACGGTTCAACGGGCGCCTGACCTACCGCGGAGAGAAATGCGCCGGGTGGGTCTTTCCCAAAGCGAAAGAAATGCAGGTGCGCGAGTTAATCGGCATGACCGAATAATCCCGAAGTCCAATTCGGGGACGGTAACCCCGTCCCCACATAAACTAACGAATCATAAAAATCCGAAAATATGAGAACCATTTATCTGCAAAGGCAAGGCTCGACCGACACGTTTAACACCCACAATGCAATCAACACGGATTTAGGGTATTACATCGAGGTCAAAACATGGAGCGACAACCGCTACAACATTATCATCGCATCGACCCGTAAGCAGACCGAAGACGAAACCAAAAACAAACGGATAGAAATAACCGCCGTTTATCCCTCATTGTCCGACGCATTCAGACGGGTGGAAAAGGAACTGCGGGAGGAATTATCCGAAGATGCGATCATTTCCGACACGATAGAAAAATACTGCCATAACAATTTTACCTACAAAAAAGTGTCAGACAAATATTTGGCGGTCTGTTTTTATGAGAAATCCACCGAAACGATACGCCTGTACCCCGAGAATTACTGCCTCGTCTCTTTCCGGCACAAAGGCACGAAAGACTACCTCCGAATGGACAGCGCAACGGCGGAATACCTGCCCATATTGGAGGAACAGGCCAGGCAATACGAAAAGGAGGAGACTTGGACGTGCCACAAGGATAAATCCGAGGACTTCAGACGCGAACGGTTCGCGTGGCTTCTCGGAGAAGCACTCAAGAAAAAGGACTGCCACCGCAAATTCTATGTAACCGACACGCTTATCAAGTAATCCGCAAAGACAGTAATCCAATCCGGGGGCGGCAAGTCCCGCCCCCCCCCATAAAACCGAATCGACATGACACTCAACGAATATATTACCCAAAGCGAACCGCAGGCTAATGTAAAAGTCATACTCAAAGAGGGCGAATATATCCAGCGCAATGCAATCAAAGTAACCCCCTTTTCGGTTCAGACGACCGTCGATATTCCGGTGGTTACACAGCGGTACGGTATAAAAGACAATTATATCCGAATCGGAACCGCCCGGCAGTTGTTTGCACGACATCCCCAAACGGGCGAACTGCGCGGAAGCGTGTTTTTCCTGCCCGACGATGCCCCGGAACCGCCCGTACTTTCTCAATTCATGCAATTCCTAAAGGCGGATATGGCATTTTGCGAACAATGGGAAAAAGAGAACCCGCAACAGGGGGATTTGCAGGCACATAACGCCCGGTTCAGAGCGGCATACGCCGAATTTCTCACCAGCGTAAAGACAACCTATGCCCTTACAGATGCGGATATTAAGTGCTGGCTCGGTTGAACATTTATCCGGGAAGCATATTCCAAAAACGAATCATTAACCAAACATGCAATCCGATGAAAACAAAAGTTATCCTGTACGACCATACGGGCAACAACGTCATCAGTCGCCATAAGGAATTGACCCCGTTCGCGGAGAATATCTATACGACCTTCATCCATAAGGATAGCTGCGGTATCGACACCAACGATATATTCGGGATTGTGTTCGCAATCAAAGGCGTGTATTTCATCCCGGAATATTGCAATCGCGACCGCCTTGCCGACAGTAATTACAAAAATCGTCTTATCGACTTTCGCAGGCGATGGACAGACCATGTAAAACAGCAGGCCGCAGAGGGGCAGTATATCCGTCTGCTGGAAATTCGCGTGTTTGAGGAATTGGGAGAGGAAACAACCCCGTTACGGCAGGCCCGCGAAGCCATGTTGAAGAAACGGGATGCAGAGAATGAGGCACGCCGCCGCCATGACAAGGAAGCCGCACAAAGAAAGGAACAGGAAGAGCGGCAACGCCTCGACGAGTGTAAATGCCGCTTTTTAACCGGAGGAACGATAACGGGCGAGGAGTTCATAAGCATCGCCAAACGGGACGGATTCGCCATACACATCCGCACGGCAGGAACGCTCCGCAAGCGCATAGCCGAATTGAACCGGAACAGGGCGATATGGTATTACCGACTTCGAGGTAAAGCCGCACCCGACGTTACGGGATGCCGAAAAGCCATTAAAGGTTATCTCTCTTTTCTCGAAAACGAGGGAAACACTGCAATTGATTCATAAACAGCACAAAGCCATGAAAGCGACCGATTATTTCAAACAGACGATCCAAAGCTATTTACAACGCCGGGCGCAGGAGGACGAATTATTTGCACCCCGTTACGCCAACCCGAAGAAGAACATCGACGACTGTATAACATTTATCCTCAATTACGTGAAGCAAAGCGGGTGCAACGGCTTTGCGGACGATGAAATCTACTCGCTCGCCCTGCACTACTACGACGAGGACGACATCGACATCGGCAAGCCCCTCACTAATTGTAAAGTTGTGGTGAACCATACTATCGAACTCTCCGAAGCAGAGAAAGCCGAAGCACGGCGCCAAGCCATGCAAAAAGCAACGGACGAAGCCTACCGGAAAATTACGCAGGGTAAAAACAAGACCAAGAAGACCGAAACAACCACCCAGTCATCACTATTTTAATTCGATACACCATGAAACCGAGAAATAAATTCCAACAGAAAGCAGTCGAAGCAAGCAAGAAACTGCCACCGCTGACCCCGGCACAGGAACGCTGGGCCTACACAAAAGTTATCGAATCGGTAGGCCAGCGCACGAGAAAAGGTGTCGTTACCTGCCTCGACTGTGGCAAGGTGTTCCACAACGATACCAAACAGCAATATTGCACCTGTCCCGCCTGCGGAACACGACTGCGGATAGAAAATACTCGCAGGCAGAAATTCCAGCAACGGGAATACGTTACCTATATAACCGCTTGCGACGGGATGCAGGTCGTGCGGGTGTTTATGGTGAATTATTATGCCAAAGTCGGACGACCGCTGAACCGCTTTTGCCACGAAGTCATGCAACGTTGGATAGCCCCCGACGGCAAATACTGCACACTCGCCCGGAGCCGGGTATGGGGAACGATATATTACGATCTGTGGATTTATTCGTCCGATTTGGAACTGCACGGCGAATCGTGGGTATATGACAAAATTTATACGGATGATATATACCCTCGTATGAAACTCATCCCCGAACTGAAACGAACGGGATATAAAGGCGGATTATATGGTCAGAACCCTACGACCTTACTCCGTGTCCTGCTCTCGGATAACCGGGCGGAATCCCTGCTCAAAATGGGGCAAGACTGCCTATTACAACTGTATTTGAATGATAGCGGTCGGAGATTCGACAAATATTGGCCGAGTATCCGTATCGCCGTCCGTAACGGCTATAAAATCACGGATGCAACGACATGGTGCGACTATATAGACGCTTTGCGGACATTGGGCAAAGACCTGCACAGCCCCAAATATGTATGCCCCGCAGACCTTAAACGGGAACATGACCGCTGTATAGCCAAAATCGCCCGCAGGGAAGCCGAGCGGGAAATAGCCGAAAACCTCTCCGCATATTTTCAGAAAGAGTGCGCCTACCATAGAGCCAAAGCCAAATTCTTCGGCCTTGCGTTTTCGGACGGACAGATCGTCGTTCGGGTGTTGGAGAGTGTGAAAGAAATCATCATGGAGGGAAAGGCCATGCACCATTGCGTCGGCACGAACGAATACTATAAAAAAGCCGATTCGCTTATTTTTTCGGCAACCATAGACGGCCAGCGCATCGAAACCGTAGAGGTATCCCTCTCCCAACTCAAAGTTATTCAAAGCCGGGGCGTATGCAACAAACAAACGGAGTATCACGACAAAATCGTGCAGCTTGTAAATGACAATATGCCCCTTATCCAAAAGCGCATTGCCGCCTAATTCATCAATCCGAACTATCAAGATTATGCAACCGAGAAATAGTTTTGAACAGCAAATAGAAGAGGCGGGGCGCACGCTCCGCCCCATCTCCGCCCGGCAGATACGATGGGCGTTCGACCGATGCTTCGTCCGCTACGGACGCAGGACGACAAAAGGCGTGATAACTTGCACCGAGTGCGGACACGCATGGAGGGACAAGACGGCGCGGAAGCATTGTATCTGCCCCTCGTGCCACACCCGGCTGACCATAGACGACAACCACCTGCGCCGGATTTACGACACGGCGAACTACGCCCTGTTTATGACCGTCCATAACGGGATGCAGGTATTACGCTTCGTATATCTGGCCTACTATGTCCGTATCGGAGAAAGAGCGAAATACATTCATTTCGAAGTCGTGCAGCGGTGGATCGCCCCGGACGGGCGATGCGCCACCCGTGCAAGACTCATAACGAACCGGCCTTTCTACAAGACGTGGGATTATACAACCTCGTTGGAACTGCGCCCCCATAAGCCGCTGTATAATATCCATCCCCGTTGTGTTCATCCCCGGCCGCAACTCCTGCCCGAACTGCGAAGAAGCGGTTACAACGGACAGTTTCACCATATCTCCCCGCCGGAAATGTTCTGCGCCCTGCTGCGCGACAGCCGTGCCGAAACCCTGCTTAAAACAGGACAGGTTACGCTCTTGAAACACTTTGCCGAGAATACCCGCACATTGGACGACTATTGGCCATCGGTGCGTATCGTCCTGCGGAACGAGTACGCTATTGCCGATACTGAAATGTGGTGCGACTATATAGACCTATTGCGCTTTTTCGGCAAAGACCTGCGAAATGCCCGGTACGTGTGTCCCGCCGACCTGCGAACAGAACACGACCGCTATGTCGTGAAGAAACGGAAATATGAGCAGGCATTGGCCGAAGAAGAACGCCTGCGCCGGGAATTGGAATGCGAGAACGAATACCGGGAGGCCAAAGGACAGTTTTTCGGGATCGACTTTACGGACGGTAAAATTCATGTCCGGGTCTTGGAGAGCATCGAGCAGTTCCGGCAGGAGGGCGAAGCCATGCACCATTGCGTCTTTACCAACGAATATTACCGCCGAGACGATTCGCTGATCCTCTCGGCCACGATGGACGGCAAACGATTGGAAACGGTCGAGGTTTCGCTCTCCCGGCTCAAAGTGGCGCAGAGCCGAGGCGTATGCAACGAGGACAGTCCGTACCACAAGCAGATTATAAAACTCGTTCAGCACAATATACACCTGATAGAAAATCGACTGACAGCATAATCAATCTTTCAATAATTAGAATCGGGGCGGCGAAAGCCGCCCATAACACCGATACCATGAAAACAGACACGAATAAACAGAACCCGACCCACGAAATCCGGCAGAACGGAAAAGCCGTACTCCGGTCGGATTGCGAGTGTTCGCTTCCGATGATTTTCAACAACCTCACGGGACGCAATATTCCGGATGCCCGACAGTATAACGATTATATAGAGTGCATAGCCATCCGGGACATAGGCTTTACCTACGGGGAAATAGAACTGGTCAAGAACGGAGAGGTAGTAGCCAAAGGACTTATTACGAAGAAATAAAATCGGGACGGCAACAGCCGCCGTTCAAACAATTATGAAAAATCGACAGCACAACGAAAAAACGGTAAGGGCGAATGCCGTCCTTGCCCAACTCAAAACCCGATACAAGGCAAGAATTTGCGAGCACGACCACACGGCGATAGTCGTATCGGGTATTACCGAAAAACAACTCTCCGACTTATGCCGGAGGTTGTATTGTTCCGGCATGTATAACGACACGGGACGGTTCGGTATAATCACCAACTTCGGAGAATATAAGTAACAATCGGGGCGGCTGCCGCCCCATAACACCGACTGCTATGAAAATCATCTATAAAGAGGGAACCCGCAAAACCCTCGCAGAATCGACCGGAGAAGTCCGTAGCGCAGTTGCCACAGCATTGGAACTCGTCGAGGGCAAGCACGGATTCAGAACGCCTTTCGAGATATGGCGTAACTGTAAATTAGTCATAACCATCGGACATAACATTTACACAACATTCATCGAGATCCGTCCCCCGGCTATGGCTTATATCAAACGCCGGAGTAATTGGCACAACCGATACGCTTACTATGCGGCCGGAACATTTCGGGGAAATAACGACAACGCGGAAGTAGAACTTATTTAATGGAGAACAACAATGAAAACGACAGAGGTAAACAAGGAATTGGTAGGTAGAAGGTGCGAGTGCATGTGTTTAGGTTCGATGGTTACGGGAGTAATCGAGGACATAACCGTTACGAAATATACGGCGGAGGTAAAAGTGCGTTACGACGAGCCCCAGCGCTGGGGTAACGAGGTTTTACACAGCGGTTGGGCGCATGGGGACAAGGACGACGAATCCGGCTCTTTGAAGTACCTGCGCCTGCTCCCCGAACCTGTCCGACCGGACTATGAAACACTTATCGTAACTTTTTGCGATCCTATCCGCACGCTGGAGCGCCGTATCTTCGACGATCCGCAGGCGTGGGGCGTATCGGCCTTAAAGGAGTGGATCGACGGCTACGAAAGCACCCGCTTTACGCAAATCGGCGACTGCACGGCGGTCGTAACCTCCGAATACAACATGGCGAGCGTGCGCGAATGGCTCGCCCGACATACCGAAATCGAAACCTGCAAAACGGCGTAACGATGGCACGGGAGAGAACCGACGACTGGATGCAGATGGCCAAAGACCTCGCCCGTGCCGAACGGGAACTGCAAATAGAACATTGGGTATATATCACGTTCGAGTACCGTGAATGCGACCGTTCGCGGGTTGTCCTGCACAAAATAGACATGCCCCGCAGGATGCTCGACCGCTGGCGGTGGCTCGTCGAGTGGCGCAGGGCAAAATATGTCTGTCAATATCCCCGTAAGGGCGTGCAGGTCTATTATTGTTACTACGACAAGCGGACGGGACTGCAAACCGGGTTCGGCTCCCTGCTCTCGTGCGTGGCAGCGGCGAAAGCGCAGATTACGAAAGTCGAGCGTAAAATAGAGGAATACGTTAGTTACATGAGCGGCAACGATCTGTTTTTCGACCCGACGACAGACGAAAAATTGCGCTGCGCCAAAAAGAAATTGGCGCAGAAAAGGGCAAAGTATGCCGAACTGTGCGCCCTGCTCCAAAGCGAGGTCGCCAAACATCGGGCCAATCCCGGTATCTGCAAACTGTTCCTCGGCTTTCGCAAGCTGGGCGAATTTACGGACATCCCGCAAGCCCGCAAATTCGCGGAAGAAAGCGGTGAAACAGGGACTTTCAACCTTATCGGCAACCGTTTTCGGGATAGTTGGTATCAGCCGAAATGTATCGAAGAAGCCGGAATTTGA